ATTTAAAATATTCAGTCTCTCAAGTGGACCAAAGTAAACCACATCTGCACCCTTGTAATTCAGCACTTCTGTGCCATTTACAAGCATCGCAGTGTTACCATCTGCAGTTCTTTCAGATGTTGTCTGCAATTCTTTACCACTAGTAAGATCTTGCTCTAAAACGAAGCGACGAACTGGTCTAGATGGGAAAATACTTCTTCTTGCTTGGGATGCAAGAACAAAATCATGCTCTCCAGTGTTTCCAGAAAGTGGAGGTGAGAAATAGAGGGGAAGATTAGCTTTAATAAACGATCTTGACTGAAAAAGCTTAATTTTGTTGTTAGATGATTGAACCTCAACAAAATATGTCTTACCTTGATCAATTCCACCGATTCCAGGGGTTCCTGCTCCAGGAACATACGCAATTTCATCACCAGTCTGGAAAGGAACGGCATTGTTGAATGAAATAATAGAATATCCATTCTCAACAGAATCAAATCCCTGCCAGTTACCTAATGCAAGAGTTGGATTAGTTAATTTGGCGTGAACTTTATCAATGTTGATAGGATAGCTGGGAAGAGAGCTAGATGCAACAAAAGCTTCGCGTTTTCCACTCGCAGATACGGATTCGTCGGAAATATAAGCATTATTGATATCAGCTAACAACTGCTCGTCGCCACCAAGAATAGGAACGATAGTAGATGTTGCTTTTTTCTGTCTTCTGATTAAATCATGATCAAAATTTGGATCAAGAGTACCAACATTACCGCTAACGGTAACTGAATTAGTAATTCTATTGATATTTGTTACTTTTAGATCCGAGGCAACCACAGTGGTTTCTCTTCTACGAAGAATATCCACAGTATCGCCAACATTTAACGAATTAGGATCAACATACCCACCAATAGTGAAATTTGAACCAGAAGCGGTCTCAATTAAGAATCTAGTTGATGTATTATAAATCCAGCTGTTGAAAAATGTAGATTCATAAGTTCCAGCATCAGAATCAAAATATCTACCTAAATTTCTTACTCGAATATCAGACCCATAGTTTAAATTACGAAGAGGTTGGTTAGATTTAAACTTAGAAATGAGTCCAGTGACTCTCATTTCTACTTTTTTGGTTAAATCACCATTTTCATAACCATATACAACTGTAGGAGCACTAACAGTCGAATTATCGGGAATTTCTACGGTAGTTGTATCAACACCATAAAACTGGTTTACACTTTTTGTAGTATAATTAAGTTCTTGATAAAAATTGTCTGAAGAAGACCCGATTTGGAGTGTTCCTGCAGTAGAAAAACCAATGGTAGAGTCAACTGTCAATACAGTTGCACCCAAACCAACTTTTCCTACATTTTTAGTTCTACCAGCAACAACAAATGTACCATCAGTTAGTGATCGTTCATCAAAACCAGTAAAAAGCGATAACTTATAAAAATTATCTCTAATTTGAGTTACTTCTGAGATAGGACCAGAAGCTGCATTGATTTTATCATTGTTTTCGTCATTATCTTGGAATAGAGTCTCACCAGCAATCTTAAGAACATCTCCTGAGAGCACTTCTACAGAAATACTCTTCCTACGGACATAATTTGCAAATGACGGTTTAATTAGATATTTTTCAAGGTCATTAATTTTTGGTTCGAGACCAAATAACGCTTTGAATAAAATGACAAAGGAAGCTCTAGTTCCTTTTGATTCATATAAACTTCTAGCTTCCTTAATAAAGTTTCCTACATTCAAATCTGGTGATAAAGTTACACCTTCCAGACCAGGAGCATAGATTGCTTTTAATTTTCTATAAAATTCTTTTAAAAATAAAGAACTGAGGTTATTAACACTTGCACCAGACTCATGAGCTGCAGCAGTAGTGTCCTCATAGATTAAACTTGAGGGATCATTCCTTCTTCTGTAAGATGTGATGCCACTGAATCCACGAGTACACCCAATAAAAGAAGTTTGGGTCTTTTCAGTGTAAGTAATGATCTCATCATTGATTTGTAAGAGACCAAACTTTTCAGGAAATCCATCTGTGTCATCTACAACGATAGTATCGTCAGTAGCAGTGATAGAAGACCCCAAAGAAGAGGTTCCTCTGATTACATCTTTGGTTAAATTGTCTAAACTAATGTAAGCATCAAGGTTTTCGATGATGTCAGCTGGACCACCACGAAAATCTTGAGAAATATAATATTGCTCTAAAAATTTTGTGAAATACGGATTTTCAGCAGTAGCAAACTCAGGTATCGTCTGACTTACCGTCTGATAGGTTTTAACCCGAGGACTTAGGGGCGAATATGTTTCGATCATCCTACTGTCTGATTAGCGTTCCGTTGGAGTAACTAGAAGTGATTTGATAGCCAATGCCAGAAATTTGCTGACCAGAGGAAATCGTGTCTCTCACGATATTTATCTTGGTATTTGACATGTCTAATGCAAGATAAAGATCCTTTAATCCAATCACATCGTTTGATTCAGGATAAGCCTGAATTTCAACGATATTGTTACCCCTAACTGTGCCATCGATATTAATTGTGTTAATAATTACTTCACCTTTAAGATAATCTACAATTCCTGCAGATTTAACAACAACTGTGGCGGGTTCACCTGCTGCAGGTGAAGGTTTAAAGATAGCAAGATCACCAAATCTTCCATCATCTCTAGGAATATCAGAAATATACACAGTTTCTGGGAATCCATCAATCTGGAATCCAGTGGATTTGATTGTTCCGCCACCTTCTAGAATGTGGAACTGATTACCAAAGCACAATTCATATTGAGCAAACTGATTGACAAGAGCTTTGAGGTCTCTTCTCATAGTTACCTTCATAATGTTGGAGGTAATCGAAGGATCAGTCTGATCAACGATTCTTTGAGCTTCGGAATACTTGAATCTACCTCCAAATGCGTTCAGATTAGTAGATTTGCCGTATTGTGTAAGAGATTCTGTAACTTCTCCTTTCAAACTATTTGCATCATCTAGAATACTATTGTTGTAGTAGACAGAGGCATCAAGTTCAACATAAAGAATCTGCAGATCTTTGATTCTTTGGTTGATACCTGCAATACCATATTGCTTCAGTCGTGATAGAATAGTTGTCTTCGTAAAGTCGGACAAAAATGTTCCGCCTTTGGGTTTAATACTTAAAACTACAGTTCCAAATTCTGGTGGGTCTAATTCTTCTCCACCAACAACAGAAATGGACTCTGCGTTAGGATAAATGTCTTGAACGATAGCTTCGTAATCCTTCGGTGTGACCGCTCTAGACTGCGCTGAATAGAGTCTAGGAGCAAAGTATCGTATGGAGTCAATTGACTCAATGTCGCCGCCATTACGGGCAGGCTGAGAGGTGATTACATTGACTGTAGAGGGTGTTGCGACAGGATTACCAGAGTCGTCAACAATTCTGCCAGAGAATGAGAAGTTTTTACCCTCATTTCCTGATTTTCCATCAGTCAGAATGAACGAAGCATCGATCTGATCGCCATTATTCAACTTTGTACCAAAAATACCGTCGCCAAAGAGAATCTCATAGGTCTCATTTGCCGTTTCTTGGATCAAATAGATGTTTGACCCACTAGTTACATCGATAATATTGTCAACTTTGGAGAATTGGAGACCAGCAGACGCTCCAGACCGTCTTACAGTGACTTTTAGGGTATCTAAGTCGATTCCTGGGTTGTCTAAGAGGAATCTTTGCTCTGAACTTCCGTTAGAAATGAAGCTTCTTGTTAAAAATGTGCCTTGATAGACCGAAACTCCTCTAAACTTGGCAGTTCTAGCGGGATTTTGCGATGTTGGGCTCTGTCCAGCATCAATTGGACTAGTTACAGTGATATCTTCGGGTACAGAGAAGACAAAATTGGTGTCATTGATGACTCCAACCACTGCTAAACCAGCTTTTAGTGTTACAGTATTGCTATTTCCGTTAAATGGGTAGTCAAAATCGATAATTGCTAAGGGAGCTGTCTTAGATCTCGGTACATAACCAATGTTTCTTGCCAAAGAGACGACATTTTCTCTCAAAGTGGCAGAATCAAGGAAAGCTTCGTTAGCAATCATGTTGCTATTGAAGGCTGTAATATAGGTATTGTATGCTAATACATCGATTAGCACCGACATATTAGAACCTTCATAGTCAAAATCACTAAAATCCGAGTTAGATCGGAGGTAATCCTTGATAGATTCCTTAATCTGGTCGAAATTTAGGTTTGTGAACTTAGTGAAGGGCATTTTATCTACCTAGTTGTTTCTAACAAGAACTCAAATTCCTGTTTGGGGAAAGAATCACCAATAATATCGTATGAAATTTGCACTTCAAAGGAATGATCTTCGGGTCTTGGCTCTACATTGACAATAACATTGTCAATCCTTCCCTCAAAACCATTCAAAACATCGAAAATTTGTTGCGCTACTACTGATGCAGTAGGAAAATCGATGAATTCAAACAACGCATCACGAACACCAGTGCCAAGAGCATCCTTAAATGGTCTCTCGCCTGCACTAGTTTCAATTAAATTACGAACAGCCCTCTTAATAGCATCCTCATTCTTCAGAACTGGGATATCTCCAGTTACTGGATGGGGTTGAAAAGACAAACTAATGTCTTTAAATGCTTTAGAGGACTGTGAAGCCATGTAATGGCACTATATATCGAGATTATTTATGAGGCTTTCCGTAACTAGGTTCAGTTCCGTAGTCCCAATCATCATAATCTTCGTCATTTCTGATCTCTTCGTGCAGTAAAGTCTGCCTTTTGAGATCATGTTTATGATCACCGACTACTTCTCTCAGCATTTTTTCGTGCTGATGAGCAGCAAGATTGTCTAAGAAGTCATGTGGCATGAGAAAACACCATATTTTGCTATTTATTCTGTCTTTTCTGATTCTGTCTCCCAGAAGTATTCCTCACAATCACCAAGCCTACCCCATCTAATACCGTTCTCTACTTGGAAATACCTGGTACTGACCTTAAAGTCGGGCACGAGCGGCGTTTCGGGGGTTATAGAGAGGTCAAAGATTCGTGTTCGATTGTTGGGATACAAGCAAAATTGCCCATTTTCCAGCTCAATACAGTTATGAGACTTATGTTCCTCAGGAATTTCACTAACATTAGTATTTGTAGTGTCTGTGTCTGGGTGGAAGTTGTCTAGAGTGAAGCAATATTCGCCGTTAAGGGTGCCGAAATTGCGTGTGCGTACTTGGAAGTCCATTGACCCAATAAACTGCTTCTCAAGGCATCTGACGCCATAGTCCATGCAGTTCCAGAACTGTAGGTTAGGTAGGTCTAGATCAGGATCAGGCGTCTCTGGTCGGGATAAAAATGCAGAGATAGGAAGCTTGTCGAACATTGCAGCATACTTGGGTAAGTATGTCTCAAAATAAAAAGCGCGTCCAGGGATCGACTTTGCCGATACCCAGACGCCCTCTACAAATTCGCCAAACCCATCTTGAAAATCTCTAAGATACTCTTTCCTTACCCATACTTTCTGGGGAGGAAGGTTGACGATTAATTGACTCATTTCCGACCTTGCCCACGATACCGTTTACGAGCCGCGTTCGCGCTCGTCGCGCTAAGTTTTGTATTCTTGCCAGAACCCTGACGAGTTTTTTTGGGGGTAGACTCAATAAATGTGCCGCCGAGCAACGATTTTTTTACCTTAGCCATCTAAATCTCTAATAATGTGTGTAACGGAATCAGGATGAGGAGTGCCCGTCTCATAGAATGACAGAGCATACTCCTCCATTATATCAAAGAACTCATCCTCACTTACATCGGTATGAGTCTGCCTACTATCAACGAAGATTGTGTAGACTTCCATGGGTCGATCAGATGACCCGAGTCTTCTCGTGACCAACCCTGATACGGGGATCACACCAGATCTCAAATCCAGCTTCGATAGCGTCAAGGCAGAAACTCACATCTTCTCCGCACATGTCCTGAACATCGCCAGACTCAAAGACTTGCATCTTCGGGGCGAACCAGGGATACTTCATCTCTTCGTGCTCGAAGACTCCATTCTTAATCAGAACCCATCCGAAACCTGTGTAGTCCACAGTGAAGGGCTTCTTACGCTTAGTCATGGTTTCACCAGTCTCGTGATTCATGACGCCACCGTTATTACGGAAGTCGCCCTCATCCAACCAGTGAGCAACAGAGGTAGTACGACCGTCTTCAGTCATATACCAACCAGCTGCAATGTCCTTCTCCATAAGAACGAGTTGCAGGAACTTCTCAGTATTAAAAACAATATCCGAGTCAATCCACAGTTGATAGTCATACTTCAGTTTGCCGTCCCAGGGAACCTGATCGGGACCACGAAGAACATTCGCTCCAAGGCACTTGCACCGTGCAAAGTTGACCATAGAGGAATAGTCTTGACTGATCTGAATACTTGCCCCCATTTGAACCAAGTCAAAACTCAGTTGCAGAAAACTCTTGAGGAACTGATAAGAACATCCGCGACCTGGCATACAGAAGACAATTGCCTTGCCTTTGAGCATCTCGCGAGCCTTATCGTAATCCCATTCAGGTTCTTTGTCTTTTGTTTGGGGTGCTTTTGCTTTTACAGTAAATCCTTTAGCCATAATGATTAATTACGCTTCATCATTCTAACAGTTTATATAGTCCCAGTCAACTAGAGTAATATGTTGCCTGAGACTGAGATCCTTTCGATGTCGCTCCTAAATGGAACGACCATATGCATAAGATTGGCGGGGAAGATAAGAAGATCGCCCTTCTTTGGGAAGAAGAACTTTCTGTCCCCGTCATGAGCAAACATGATTGTACCAGGAACTGGTCCAGTATCCTTTTGCTTATATCTTAGTCTCTCCGTTTTAAGCTCTTCTACATCATTCAAATACAGAACGAAACTTATATTTCCTGAGTGTTCGTGCAATGGATTGAAATCATTCTTTTTCATATAATTGATCCAAAGACTCTCAATCTTAAACTTGAATGTTTGAACGGGTCGGTCTAAGTGTTCCGACCAGATGTTCATATAGTCTTTGATCTTATCTTCAATATGCTCAGAGAACCATTGCATATCCTCTGAGGTGTATTGCCATTCATCATGAGTGTTCATTGCCAAATCATGTTCGGCATTTAATTTCTCATTATGCCTGACTTGATTCCCTCTAGTTAAAAGTTCATCTACAATGATTTCTTTCAAGTTGGTCTTCCATATTGGAGGACCCCATGAATAAACATTACTCCTCATATTCTTCTTCTAGAAAAATACCATCGACATCAAGAGTCATTATGACCTCTGTTCCTTCATACCAATCTAATTCATTACAGAAGCTCTCAGGGAGAGACAGTACATACTCATCAGTCACAGGATCGAACCTTACGGGCACTTTTAACCTGTGAGATTTTTTTTCCATACACGACCTTTTGAGCTCGTTTTTATATATGAAATTTTTTTTATTTGAAAGATATTGAAAGGTCGATCTGGGTCGTTTATAGCTTACAAAGGACCCATCGATTTAAACCCCATCACGCCGCACATAATAACAACGAACCGCATAAAACGCTGTCCACAGTGATACTCAGCACACTGCATGTAGGTCCCCCTCAGTGTTACTCAGAGTGCTCAGAATAGCTCAGAGTTCTTATTAGTCTGCTGGCATACGATTGGTGTCCCTGGGTGATGTCTTCCCTATTATACCATGATGCTGCCTGACTGTGCAATGTGTCTCATAATACTCATAACAACTGTGTGTGGACTGTGTAACATTTTCGGGGGTAATAGTTGACAAACTCCGATCCTCATGATACGCTCGCTTAGCTGACATCACCAGAGCCCATTTATCACACTAATTAACACTTTCTATAAAACACAAATATATGTTTTTTTATACCTTTTTTAATTCTCCGTGTATACACTTGGAAGACACTTGAGAGACGCTTCAGAGACACTCAGAGGGGTCTACTTATCGCCTAAGACTATCACTTTATCTTGGTGTTCAGGGTACACACAGAGGCACACACTTGTCTCTCCGCGTATACTATCCGACTCATACTTTCTTATACAGATTGTTATGTACTCATCGAACACATGTTGAACAATAGCTGGCAAATCGTTGTAGATTACATGTTGTCCTGTTGTGAACATGACGAAGTTAGCTGATGATCAGTACTGTCTAATAAGTCTGCAATATGTGATGGCAACTTCCCCTTACTTGACCAGATATGTTTATACTGAATGATCAGTGCTCTGAGCATACTTAACTGTGTGTGAGACAGTGTTACTTTGTAGAGAGATTCACTTGGCATTGTAATTTTTGGCGGCGGAAATGTCGCTATAGTATTTAATAACCTCTTGATAGAGATTAGGCATGTGATCGTAATTCATACAATCACCAATTTGATAAGACGAGAAGATTTTCTTCTTCGTATTCTTCGGGGGCTTGATCATCATAATGTGAGGGTTTATTGTACCAGAGATCATCTGGAATCGACTCCATGATTTCATCGATCATGATATCAACGATTTGAATTTTGTCCATGGTAGCGATACTCCCAGTTTAATAGATTTCCAGGAAAGTGACATCAATGTCTTCAGACATTATATCACAAATACGGGCAATTTCCTTTCTCGATGATGCTTCAATGTTGAAAACGAAACCATCACTTTCATGACGCAAAATGGTCATGTTGATGTGCTCTTCGTATTTAGAGATGAAGTTAGAAACCGTATGTGAATCGTCACTAGTGAATGAGATTAATACCTCACTAGATTCGGGTTCATGGAATACAATTCCCTTAGCAAGATTGTCGAGAGAAAGCTTTGACATTAGGAGCGAGATTCAACGAGATTTGTGATGTGATCGATGCACTCTTTCAGTGTATCATACCCTGTGAGATTATCAAACTTGTTGTCATCATCACGGGCGAGAATTGCATAGCGTGGTGTTGCTGATGCAGAGAAACTTACCTTGAACTCAGGATAACAATCATCCTGTGAATCGGTGTCTCTTTCTGTATATGCCTCAAGGACATTATCTCCTTGATTAACTCTTACTAAACTTAGCATTGTTGTTAGCGTGGACCTGCCTAGTTATGTATTAGAACAGTTGTGTCCATTTGTTGTGATTAGCTTTGGTAATTCTACCCTCATTGAGTAAATTATCACACACACGACAGAATACATCAAATTTCTGATTACGATCGAGAGTATCAATCTCGTCGCACTCTTTAATGGTGTCGATGATCATTTTCTTAGAGTGAATCATTTGAGAGAGAATAGGAAAGGTCAAAGGACAATGAGTAAGAAAAGGATGGAATAAAAGCGGGCATAAATTGATGCCCACTCTTTTTTAGTTTTTACCATCAGGCGAACACATATCCGTTGTCGAAAGATTCAGTGACAAACTTAGATTGTCCGTTGATTGCACCAGCAAACTTGCGAACATACCAAACAAAATCTTTCTGAAATACGCCTTCGCCAGCAATGCAGAATTCATCGCAAAGTGCATTAAGACGAGATTTTGTGGTGTTAGTCTGCCAACCGCCATCAAAGATTGTCATGGAAGTGTC